ATATATTATATACTGAAGCTAATAGTCTATAGTTAGTAATACGGCCGTTAAAAAAATCACTTGCGTTATAATTTTCTTTTATTTCTTTGATTAAGTTATATTTTTCACGACGAAGTTTAGAATTACTTAATCTCTGTCTTGATTCTAAGACAGCATCAAGTAATTGACTTGCTCTATTCTCAGATTCGTAATGTTTTTCTAAAAGTAAACGGTATAATTGGAGTTCTTTTCCAAGTTCACTATTTTCATTAAAGTATTTTTTTACTATCTTTACTGATTTTGTACTTTTACCGGCCAATACGTCTGCCGTTATCTGTCTTGTTAATAATTCAAAAAGAATACCTGTATTCTTTATCTTTGAATGTTTTAGTTTTCGAGCCATTATCCATTACTCCACTGTTTATAGTACGTCATAAATAAATATAAAGTTACACAATAATTAGTCAGTTGATATATCGTCATTTAAAGAACTTACCTCATTCTTATACTCTTCTTCAACTTCTGATGCTTCATTTATTATTTTTTTCTCATATTTACCAAAATTCATTGATTTTTTTAGTTTATCATAGTGTGCTAATGCTAAAGGTTTTCCATATTTACGTGAACTACTACCGCCTTTTTTCATATCGTGAGCTCCCAATGGGTCTCTACCTCTTGCACCACTATCTTTTCCATATTTACCACCTTCTTTCGGTCGTCCTGCACCGTCCCAACCTCCAGGTGGTGAACCACCTTCAGGACCCAAATCATTTAATTCATGACCTGTTCTACCCATTGCTAAATCAGATGGTGATCCTACTGATTGTCCACTTTCTGCTGGGTCATTACCTTCAGTCTCAATTTGATCTCTTCTATATTTAGTTCTGTAATCTAAAACCTTCTGTTTATCCATTTCTACAATTTCTTCTTCTGTAAATCCATAAATATTTTTATAAACCCATTCTGATGAAACGATACCGTTACTAATCATATCTGTAGCTAAAGAAGTTTTCTTGTCCCATAATTCAAGTTTTTCTTCTTCATAAATAGTAGATGGATTCGTTAATTCTAATTCAAAATTAACTAAATCTGCGTCTGTATATCCTTGTGCGTACAAATGAACTATAGCTATCTTTGTTAATTCAGATAAAGTTATTCGTTGAACTCTTTCAATAGTACGAGCAAATCTAACATCCTCTGCTGCTAATGTTGCTTTTGAACCTACTTCCTCTTCATATCCAAGAAATGCTTTAGGAATACGAAGTGAAGATAATAATTTATTTTTCAAATATTCAATGTCTTCTGTTGCTTCATAAGTTAATCCAGGTAGTGAATCTATACTTGTTCCACTATCACCACCACGAACTGGTAAGAAGAAATCTTCAGTAATATTTTGCATGTTATATTTTAAATTGTAATCACCTGTTCCTTCTTCTACAACTGGAGCCTTTTTCATTTTATTTACAATTTTTTGCATATAGTTATCAACTTCTGCAGGTGGAATATTACCAATATCAATTTTAAAAATTCTTTTTTCAGGTGCTCTCATAATTCTATGAATTAACATAGCGTCTTCCATAAGAGTTAACTGTTTCCAAATTTTACGACCACCTTCAACTTGTGATTTACCGTATGGAAGATAATTAGAATCAGATAGTAATCTAAAATGAGCTACTTCATAATTTTCTAACTCTTCTCTCGTACTTGACTGTTCAGATTTATATCTATGTTGAGATGTCATAGCTTCTATTAAAAATTTAACATACTCAGGATTTTCTGGATCCAGTCCTTCTAATCTTGACACATCATAAACTGATAATGGGACTACATTAGTAATACCATATTTTTCATCAATTTCTAATTTTAAAAAGAAATCACCATATTTACACATATTACGAACCCAAGGCCAAAGATTAAATTCAATGTTAATAATATCATAAAATAAATTATGTAATATTTCTTTAATTTGATTGTTATCTGTTTTAATTTCTAAAACTTCTCCATACTCAGATTTCATTGTAGACTCATCTGCGTAAATATCAAGTGCAGAAGAAANAATTGCGTCATTATCCATTGATTCATAATCTTTAAACAAATTCAACCTCATTGACTTCGTTAACATCGAATCTGAATAACCACTCAAACCTGATCCTGTGAATATTTTTTGATATCTATCAATAAGATTGCTTCTTGCTGTAGATTGTGTTCGACTCGTATCGGCAACTTTTAAACGTTTACCTCCTACATTTCTAACAATTACATTTGTTGAAAATAGTCTTCGTAATCTACTTCTTAATGTTGTATCAGCCATTTTTACCTCTTTAGTTTATTAACCATTCTAACGATTCTTGTTCTTTATTTACATCCATAACCCAAGAATCATTTTGATTATCCATTGGTGTATAAGCGCCTTGATTTGAATTAATACCGCTTACAGCTTTCTTTTGTAATTCAATACCTTCAGCTCGTAATCTAAGAGCAGTTTCTCTAATCCACAAACCCATTGCATAAGACATAACTAAATCATCGTTATAGCCTCTCATAGCTTCTGCTCTATTACCATTATAAATAAATACAAATAATTCATCAATAAGTCTCTGTGAATGTACTATTGATAACTTCTCTCTAAAAAATTCTTCTAATTTAGCTATAACTAACGGTCTTGTTTTCTGTGTTAAAGTAAATCCTGGTATTATTTGTTTTTCCATTCTATTAATTTTATTATTTATTTGTTTATGTGTATCCACATATCGTAAATCTTTTGACATATAAAATAAATTCTCATATTCTCTGTCAATTACTTGTTGTATAGCAGCCCAACCAATATTATTATTTTCAATTACTAACAATGCATTGTTATATTCTATTGCCATATTTACTAATAAGTTACCATAATCTCTTGTACTTAAACGACCTTTATATTCTGCTACTTGTTCTACGCTTTCTAATTCAAGTATATGAAATGCCGAATAATCTGTTGCATCTCCTCTACTAACATCTGCACATATTATATAATCTTTTGTATAATTAGCTGGTTCCCATATCCATACATTACTATCAATACCCCGTTTTTCAACTGGGTCTTTAATTTGTGTAGTTCTGTATTCTTCTAAAATAAGACCGTCAATTACTGATTGTCCAGAAGTGATAAAATCACAATCACATTCTTGAGCCGCTAATGTAGGACCTAATAATTTATCTTGTTCATCTCTCCACTCTTGATCTCTATCAGGATGTAATGTCCAATGTAATCTTGCAAAATTAAAATCATTCAATCCGTCTTCAGCCTCTACCCAAGTTTTATGAAACCAATTTCCAACACCATTTGGTGTAGATAATGTAATACATTGACCACCTGTAGAAAGTGTCTGTGACGCTGCAGCCCATATTGTATCAATCTTATCAATAAATGCCGCTTCATCTAATACTAATAAAGATAATGCTTCTGAACGAGCGCTGTCTTCACCACTTGAAACTGCTTTTATTTGAGAACCATTTTTATACCTTAATGACAACTTATTATCTTCAACACATCTTTGTTTTAACCAACTTGGTAGATTAGCATGCATCACTCTAACTTTTGTTACTAAATTTTTGGCAACCTCTTGTTTAGTAGCAATTACTAATATATTTTTATCTTGATGAAATGTCATCATCCAAAGCGAATAACCTGCTGTAATAGTTGACATACCCAACTGTCTTGCTTTCAATACAATATTAAAGCGGTGTTGTACTAAATCTTCAACTACTTTTTCTTGAAAATGATATAAATGAAAAGGTATCTTTCCCTGTATTGGGTGTTGAATTACACAATACTTTTTCATAAAATAAACAGGATCTGAAGCGCACTTTATGTACTCCTGTTTAATTACATCTTTTATCTGTCCTTTGGAATTACGTTCCATATTAATATACTACGTGTACAATTCCACCACTACCACTTACTTGTTTTACACCAATTTCATATAATGTTTTTAATGTAAAAGCTGAAGCGTCAACCGCGTCACCATCAACAGGTGTAATAAACATTTCACCTGCAGCTGCCTCTTGTACTATAAATCCACTTGAACCTGCCAATGAAGCAGTGTACCACGTTGAACCAGATGTTTGACTTTTAATTCTACTAAACTTAGCGTCATCTGATATAGTAGCCGCTTTATGACTTGATACATCAGTTTTACCGTGCGATCCTCGTGAAATCGTAGAACCGTATGCATCAGTTGTTATATTTGCCATTTAATTTCTCCCAAATAATTAATATTCATGTATATATAAATATTCTATGTTAAAGAATCCTCTACTTTTTGTAAATGTTTTAAAGCCTCATCCGCCTGTTTTTTAAGTTGTTTAAAGTTACCTTCCCAGTTTTCTTTATCAACTGTATATCCATCTGCAGCTACCTGATTATAAAATGTCGGTATTTCTTGTTTTTTAAACTCTTTAAGTTTTTCTATTTCATCTCTTATCCATGATAACTTATTTTGCTTTACTTTTTCTTGTTCCCACTCATTATATGTACCGTCAATTCTCATTTTATTTTCTACTTTTATTTGACAATCAAAACAATGTTGATATAAATACCACATTTTTTCATCTAATTGTCTTTTCATTACTTTTTTACATTCTGAACAGAACCAAGGCATCCTAGCTTCTTTAGTCACTTCTAATTTTTCATCAACTCTTTTTTGTTCTATTTCTTTTTCTTTCTGTAATTTCTTCTTAAATTCTAAATCTTCTTGTGGAACAAAAATTCTCTTTTCAGGTGTTTCTCCCCTTAAAATAGACTGCATCGCCTTATTTTGTCGTACTCTTTCTCTATATCCTGACATAACTAAAAATTTAATAAACCTACAATCTGATTTACAGGTGCAAAAGCTCCTGTAAACTTGTAAGTATTACCTTTATATTTAAACACTATACCTTCTGATGGTACAACTGATGATAATCCACCTATTTTTTCTAATTTACTTAACTGTTGTTTTAAAGTTTCTATCTTTTTAATATCACCACCACTTTTTACTGTTTTAATTGCATTAATTACATCTTTTCTTATTTTTTGCACTGCAGTCTTAGGTGATGCTGCTAAGTAACCACTTATATTCTTTAATATCTCTGCACCCACATCAAAAAA